TAAAAAAATACGGCAGGAAGAAAGACGGAAACCAGCAGATTTTCTTGCGCAGGCTGGTTATTCGTATGGCTCGGCACGGCTTTGTCCAGCACTATGGTGTCAATAGTCTGCGTGCTGGTGGGTTTAGGAAATCCAAATTGGGGAATTCATATCACTATGATGCCCACGATATGGAGATGAGAGCCCAGCCATTCATAGGAGATGCTATCAAACAAAGTGATGTAGTAGAGTTTGTTTCCCAGAATGTAGCAGAACTCAGAGCGAAGAATTTCGCTGAAGAGCTTATATTTCCACTTTCGCATTTTGCTAAATGAAAATAATTACTTAATTTAGAGGTATGAAAAACACACAGTCTTTTTTACTAATGCTCCTTATCTTCCTTGCTGTTGGTGGAGTGAATGCTGTCTTAGGACTTATGGTTCTTTCTTATGCATTGATATCTAAGTTTTGGTTTGTTGTGATATACATTCCTTTTCTTGTTCTTTTAGGAGTGCTTTTCAGTAAAATCAAACTTCCGAATGTTATTTATATATTGGGAGGCTGGAGTTTAGTAGTCGGTTTTTTAGGACTTCTGGGGGTTGTTTTTTACTCTGTTTTTATTGAAAATATAGACGAAAAGGTTCTTTATTCATTTGTCAGTATAGCAACCACAGGAATGGTTGTTACTTATTCTTTTCTTCAAACAGAAAAATAGAACATTCATAACATTCACATACTTGAACAATTGCGGGCTGAATTTTCAGTCCGTTTTTTTGTCCTTTGGAGAGAGCTTGAAAAAATCAATCTTTGGGAATTAAAGATTGAACATGGCAAAGAATGTATCTACAACAATAGTTTTAAAGGTAAACGGAAAAGATGTTGAAAATTCTTTCAGTGGGTTAAGCAAGGAAGCCCGAACCTTGGAGAGTGAGCTTCGGAAACTCACACCAGGAACTGAAAGGTTCATGAGAAAAGCTGCGGAACTCAAAGAGGTAAAAGAGCATTTTTCAAGAGTAAAAAGTGAGATTGATGCTGTAAGCGGAAAGCTAAAAGAGTCAGAAGGCTTTTTAGGGAAATTTCGCTCCAAACTTTCTGATATAGGACTCAGTTTTGGAAATCTCGGTGTAGGTTTGGCTGGTCTCCATTTGAAAAACACAGCAGAAGAACTGCTCAAAGTATCTGATGCTATGGCGGATGTTCAGAAGACTACAGGCATGGCACTGGATGAAGTGAAACAGCTCTGGGAGGCTTTCGATGATATGGACACCAGAACCTCCAAGATGGACAGACTGAAGATTGCCGAAGTGGGCGGTCGGCTTGGTGTTCCTAAGGAGGAAATGGCATCTTTCGTTCAGGAAGTGGACAAAGCATATGTTGCCCTGGGAGATTCTTTCGATGGCGGTTTAGAGGGCGTGGTAGATTCTTTAGGAAAAATCAAAGGATTATTCGAGGAGACCAAAGGGCAGAGCTATGCCGATGCTATCAATGGCGTAGGTTCTGCCTTGAACGAACTTGCTGCATCGGGAACAGCCAGCGAGGGGAATATTTCAGATTTTGCTCTTAGAATAGGTGCTTTGCCAGATGCGCTCAAACCATCTATTGATAAAGTCTTAGGGCTTGGTGCAGCGTTTGAAGAATCTGGGGTAGATTCTCAGATTGCAGCTTCGGGATATTCTAACTTTATGAAGGTGGCAGGGGAGAACATCGGATTGTTTGCCCAGTCTATGCATATGTCCACGGCGGAGGCGAAAGAATTGTTTAATACCAATCCAGAAGAATTTTTCTTAAGATTTTCCGAGGGAATGCGTGGCGTAGAAGCCACAAAGACGGTTGAGATTTTTGACAGCCTTGGTATAAAATCACTGGAGGTTCAGAAGGCAGTCGGTGCAGCTGCCAATAGAACCGATGAATTCAGAGCTGCTATGGAAAGGTCTGGCAAGGCAATGGCTGACGGAAATTCCCTTTCAGATGAATTTAGCAAGAAGAATAACAACGCAGCAGCAGTTGTAGAAAAGTTGAAAAATGCTTTTGCGGATATGTTTACTTCTAATAATATTATCAATCTTTTTGAGGATGTTATCCGTGTGATTGGCTTCATTACAGGAGTGACCAAGGAGGCGGGAGACGGCATAAGGGAATTTAAAGACAGGCTTGTTTTTTTAGCAAAAATCATCGGGGTGATGGTTACTGCTATGGTCAGTTATAAAGCAGCAATGTATCTTATTGCTCTTTCCACCCAAAAAGCCTACCAGCAGACCATTCTCTATAATGCAGTCCAAAAGGCTAAAATGGTGATAGATAATGCAGCGAAAGGCGTAACCCTGCTGTATGCAGCAGCAAAGGCTACACTTTCGGGAAATACTGCTGGAGCAACTGCTGCAATGAGAGCCTTTAATATGACTACTAAAATGAACCCGATTGGTTTATTAGTCGCAGCAGTAATGGCGGCAGTGGCAGCATATAAACTTTATCATAAGGAAGTAGATGCATCTACACAAAAGCAGAAAAATCTAAATGATGCTTTTGTAGAGGCAGAAAAAAGCATTGTTTCTCAAAAAAATGAGCTGGACCAGCTTATGAAAACTGCCAGAGACGAAACTTTATCTAAAGAAAAAAGGCTGGAGGCTATTAGAAAACTTAACGAAATTTCTCCAGAGTATTTAGGTTTTTTGAATTTGGAAAACATCAATACTCAAGAAGCAACTAAAGCGGTCGATAAATACACCCAGCATCTCCTAAAAATGGCAAGAGTAAAAGCCCTTACAGCCAAAATGGATAAAATAGGAGAGCAGATTATTGATAAAGAAAACGAATCATTGGGCGAAAACCTTGGGCTTATTGATAAAGCAGCTAATAAAATAAGTAATTTTTTTGGAGGAAAAGATGTTGTAAATCTTGATAAAAATGAAGCTGTTCAATATCAAAAATGGCTGAAAGCTGTCGGAAAAAAACGAGCAGATGAGTTAAAAAAAGAATATGCTCATGTTTATGAACAAAGAAAGCAAGATGTACAAGGTTTAACGGACCAGCAGAGGGCGCTTGCAGAGGAGATAGCCAAAATACAAGGAGAGGAGGGTGGAACCGCTCCTGCTTCTAATAAGCCAGTAAATAGTGCTGTTGCAAATCCGACAAAAAACAAGACTCCCAAAAAGAATTCGGGAGAAGATAAATCCAAATCTGCTTATGAAAAATCATTAGAAGATAAGCGTAAATATGACAAAGAGCTTTTGGATGCTCATAGAAAATACGAAGATGAAAGGGAAAAAATTCAGCTCGAAGGTTATGAGAAAGAAAAAAGACTTTTGGAAACCGAGCACAATCGGAATTTAGAAGATATCGAAAATCAGAATAAAGAAAAGAAAGACGCTATTGCTAAAGTAGAGCGAGAGATTTCTGATTTCCAAAAAGCAAAAGCAGGAGCAAGTCCTCAAGCTCAAAAGAATTATGATGCTGCGATTCAGAATAAAAGAGAAGAAATCGCAGTTATCAACTCCATTATTGCGCAGAATAATAAAATCAAAGAGCAGATGGAGCATACACATCAGTTGAAAATAAAAACGATTGATGAAAAAGCAGAGCTTGAAAAACATCAGCGTGATATCACGAACTTACAGAAAGAGGCGGCTCTTATTCATGAAAAGAATGAGAATGAAATCACAGAAATTAAAACCATGGCAGAGGCAAGGGAAAAACTTGCTGAAATGGAGTTTTTGAAACTTAGTGATCAAGAGTTGAAAAACATTCATACGCTAGAAGACGCCAAAAAAGCATTGAGGGAAAATGCAAACAGAGCTGCACTACAGGCGCAGATAGAGCTTTTTAAAAAAGAGCAAAAAATATTGGAGGATTTACTCAGTAATCCAAATGTATTTTCTGAAAAATCAGTGCAGGAACTCAAAGAAAGAATAGCATCTATTACTACAGAAGTCAATAAATTGAATGCTGCTAAGAATGGAAATGAAGTAGGTGATGAATCCCAAATCCAGAAAGATGCCCGTAAGGAAATGGACAAAGTCGATATTCTTGGGTTTTCGGTTACACAGTGGAGCGATACCTTCAAAAACCTAGACACTACGGAGCGCAAGCTTCAAGCTGTAATGATGGGCGTGCAGGCGTTGAAAAATGCATTTTCTCAGTTTTCTGAACTTCAGCAAAGACTTAACGAGCGAGAACTCAGAAGTTTTACCAAAGGGCAGGACAACAAGAAGAAAGAGCTTCTTCGACAACTGAATGAAGGTTACATCAACCAGGAACAATATCATAAAGGTGTCCAGCTGTTAGAGGAGGAAACCGATGCGAAGAAAGCAGAATTGGCAAACAGACAAGCTAAGATTCAGAAAGCAATGGCGATTGCACAGATTGCTATCAATACAGCTCAAGCAATTATTGGAATATGGGCGCAGGTTCCTAAGTTTGATTTTGGTATTTCTGCTGGGGTTCTTACTGGTGTGGTGTCGGCTTTGGGTGCTGCGCAGATTGCGGCGGTTCTTGCTCAGCCAGATAGTTTTGACAAAGGTGGTTTTACAGGTGGTGGCTTCGGTTCTCCTGATAGTTCTGGATTCAGACCAGCGGGAATAGTCCACGAGAACGAATATGTCACTCCTAAATGGATGCTTCAGAATCCAGTGGTTGCTGATGTAGTAGACTGGATGGAAAGTATCCGAACAGGGAGAACTCAAGCACCAAGAGGCTACGCAGAAGGAGGTTTTACGGGCGGAGGACAGACTTCGGGAGGAGATGCTCAGACTCCTGCAACGGCTCAGATGGTTTTAGGAGCAGAAATGCAGCCTCTTTTATCAGACTTGAAGCAGGTGCTTTCTGAACTAAAAGAAAACGGAGTAGAAGCGTGGATGGTAGAGAACGCCGAAAACGGTAAAAGATTGAAAAACGCAATAAAACAATTTGAAAATATAGAGAAAAGAAATGCGAGAAAATAAAAATTCTTTCCAAAAATTCAAGGTCTTTGATAACGACCCGATGAATAAGCTTTGCGACCAAGTGATTTCCTTGGTCGAAGAGCTGACAGGTGAAACGCCTGCTGTGTGTGGTTCTGTAGCGAAAGTATTTGGGGAACAGCTGCAAGAAGACTACACACCGAAAGATGTAGATTTCGTAGTGAGCAGGTGGGCTTTCCGCCAATTACTATGGAAAATTCCTACTGAAATTACAGGCGTAAAAATGATTGAGCAAAATCCCAATAGAATAATTCTCTTTACAGATTATCGATATTGTATAGAGATATGGGTGCACAATGTGGTTTCAGAAAAAAGAGAGTTAAAAAAATATCAAAACGAAATTCTTTATACAGATTATGGCAAAGAAAATTAGATTAAAAAAGATTGCGGTTTGTGATAATTGGCAACTTACCTCGCAAAATGGTTATGAATGCGGCGGATACAAACAAGAAGACGCTCCTTTGGTAGAGTGGGATGTGAATCCTCCTACTATTGTTTTTGAATACATCAAAGGCAAGGGAATGCCCAGCCAGCAGACCAGCAGGCTGACTTTCCCAGAACTAGATTTGTGGAATGATGCTCCATATAAGAAGTTTGTCTATAAAACTCGGGTGACTTATAACCTTGGAGCATCGAACTGGCTCAATGTCAGCACCAAGGAAAAGATATTTAGAGAAGGGGGAAACAGCGGAAAGATTAACCCACGACAAGCAGATGTTCTTTTAGATGTTACAGGGCTTGCGGGACTGAGTGCGGGAAGATATTCAGCATCTATCATCTACGAGGCTTACGGAATAGATGATAGAGGCGGTGAACATTACATAGAGCCGAGTTCTGTTTCTGTGACTGTGAAATTGGAAGTTAAGCAGGGGCAGGCTTCTCCATCGGATTTGGTTACAGACAAGACCGATCTTGTTCTGACTTACAACAAGGCGACAAAGACCCTTAGTGGAGATACCAGGTTAGAAGTCCGCACTACGGAGCCTATTACTTTTAATATTACTCCAGATTGGGAGTCTTTTTATCCTTTTTCTTTGGATATTTTGAAAGAAACTGATAAAAGTGTTATACAAATATCAAAGTCTGCATATTCAGATGCCACTCTAGTAGATTCTACTTATGAATTTCATGCAGAAATAAAAGCGGGAGGAAAGAAAAAAACGATTATAATTTTATTTAAAACTATTTCGGGGGAAGTAGTGAAGGATTTTGATTTTTCTCCAAGAATTTTTGAAGATACTTTAATAAAAGGGGTGGATTCTGCAAAAAGTTTCACTGCGGATATCGTTAATCCAAATAATTTAGAAATCAGAGTTTCTTTAAAACCATCATTCATAGAAACTGCTGTGATAGAAGGAGGAAAACTGAAAATTACCACAGTAAAACCAGAGAGTCTTGCCGTGGGAGCTTACAGCGGAGAAATACTGCTTTCAGCAGGGACAATAGAAAAGAGTTTTTCAGTAAGGCTGAAGATAGCGGAGAGTTTAAGATCAGATTTTAGAGGTGAAGCCTATTATTTTGCTCTGGACAAGAACAAGATAAAGATGAGCCAAAACAATCCTTTCTCCAGTTATGTGAAAATGAAATTGGAGATGTTTTTCAAAGGCTATCAGCAGGAATATCAGGAGGTTCAGGAGTATGAATATCTGTATTTCAAAAATGAAGTAGAGATTTTCCCTGGAGAGGAAATCCAAGATTTTTTTGCCAGATGCAGAGAGCTTTATCCATTGAATGATGTAGGTTATCAGTATAGTTTCGCATTGGTAAACATTACCATTACCGAGCATAATGCGGATGATGAACAGCTTTCAGAATACCAGATAAAGAATGTTTTCTTTGTTCCTGGCAGAAGACCGAAGTGCTTCCCACTATTTACCAATCATCCCATGCGCAGAACCTATCCAGAATCTGTAATCCGAATCAGTGCAGATGCTATTTCAGAAAAGGCAGAATTTGTTCCGCTGATGAATATTTATCAAGGAGGAAAACCCGCTTTTGAGAAGAAAAACGAGGTTCGTTCCCACAATTTTACCCGAAAATTATTCGCTGGAAAAGAGAATGAAATCATTACTGCTGGGGAAATTAAATATATCCCATTCCCAGAGGTTGAAAATCCGATTCACATTTTCTTTGAAACGGAGAACTTGGTGTTTGAATGGTTCTCTGCTCACGATAAATACCGAATGATTTCGGAGTTTGAGCATTATTTTGATGCCGAAAACAAATTAAAATACGGCAGTAAAAGGAAGAAATCGCTTACTATCAATACAGGCTGGATTCTTCGGGAGGAAATTGCGCTGATAGACGACCTGCTGGGGTCTAATCTATGTTTTATCATGATTGGCAATTTAAGGCTGAAAGCCGTAGCTGTAGGTAAGAAAAACGAAATGTATGATACCAGCGAACATCTGTATCAGATGGATTTAGAGTTTAATGTGATAGAAACTATGTAAATTATGCAAGACAAATTTATAACCAACGAGGGGATTGAAATTCCGCTGGACGGACTTTCGTTTAGTTTCACTGAAGAAAATCCAAGGTTCAAGGACAGCTTCTGGACCAACTACACTTTGCCCATAGAGTGTCCTTATACGGTGGAATTTCTTAGGAAGATAGGTCAGTTTTCTTCGCTTGATAATTCAAAACTTAAGCGGTTTCATGATGGAATCCATATTCACGAGGGGAAACGGAGAAAAGGAAAAATCGAGATTCTGGAGTTTGGGACAAAGTCGCTAAAATTTCAGATTGATTCTGGATTTGAAAACTTACCTAATTTTGACAAAAAACTAGCAGATCTGCCTCTGCATAATTTCGAAGTTCCAGACATCTACCAGCACGCCAATGAAGTCGTGGAAAAGAGCTATCCTGCATCAGATTATAATTTTCCAAAACTCTATACAGATGAATACAATCTGGACAGTGAGGAATGGAAATATTTTGATTCGATGATAAATAACAGAGTGCAGGAACAGGGAAAGGCTGAAAAGAGTTTCCCTAGAAATAGAGTAGAGGACGGCATGGATGTTTATAATAAAAATATCATCCATCCAATGCCTTACCTGCTGTATGTTCTGAAAGCGGGGTTTAAAGATGCTGGTTTCCAGCTTATGGGGGATATTCTTAGTGATGAGCATCTGCTTCAGCGATGTATTTTTACCGATAAAAACTACTACACCACAGGAGACCAAAAACTACATAAACTCAGCATGTTCAAGGAGGAAGTATATTTGACCGAGCGGACTCCTGGGGGCGATATGTTTGGAAAGTGGAAAAAATCAGTAGTGATAGAGGCGCCAGGGAAATACAGAATTTATTTCAAAGTGCATAACGCATTGAAGGGCGCTGATGTTAATCTCTATTATGGAGGCAAGCATGTTTATTCTTTCGGTGCTGGTAATCAGCTCCAAGTGGTGGAGAATTTAAGCTTTGTTTTAGATGTCAGCGAGCAGGACGCCGTGGATAGGAAGGAATTTGTCTTTGAATATTACGGCTATTTAGAGGCGCCGCATTTAATGGATTCTTCTAAAAAAGATATAGGTCTGGCGTATATGGAAATCCGACCGATGAGACAGCACACCATAGAGGGCAATGTGATTCCGTATGTATTCAATTTTAACAGGGTTAATCTTAAAAAAGCAGTGCCAGATATGTCGTTCGGGGATTTGGTGACCATCATCAAGAACTGGCGAAACTATGACCTTACTTTTGATGGCTCTAAGGCTATAATGAACCTTATTAGAATTGATAAGAGCAAGGAGCCAGAGGATTTCAGAGCCTTTGAGGTAGAAAATCCTATCAGGAAATTTACTGATAAAGAGTATTTTCATTTGAAATTTCCAGAAGTAGAGGGAATGGAAAACAGAAATATTTTCTTCAATGAAAAAGGTTATCAGCTCAATCCTCATTTTGTGCCTGAAAATACTACAGAAGTTACTGTTAATGGCTTTTGTCTTCCGATGGCGTTTTTCCGTGGTGCTAATACTGCCAAGGCATACAAGGAAAGTTCCTTGATGCTGGTTTATTACGCAGGGCTGGACAGAGACGGCGACAACCATGCCACCAATCCGAGGGGGCTAGAAGGAGAGGAGTGCGCCGAGCATCTTAAGCCCTGGTATATGAACAGGCTGTCTAACTTCAGCTACAAATGGACATTCATTGCGGAAAAAAACAAAATCCGTAAGTATGATATCCGCTCGGAAATTTTTGCCTATAATAAAAGGCACTGGATAAAATCCTGGGTAAAAAATTCCATTTCGGATAAACACTATTCTATAGAGATAGAAACTGAAACTTATTAGTCTTTTGCTCCTATTTAGGGGCAAAAGTTTTTTAATCGAAGATGTTTGTCGTTAGTGCAGCTTCTTCATCTATAATATGAACATACTTCATTGTAGTCATTATTTTAGTGTGTCCCAATAACTTTTGCAGATTTTCCACCTTTCCGCCTTTGATTAGGTAATTGGTAGCAAAGCTGTGTCTTGCTGTATGGAATGATATATTTTTTTTGATTCCACATATTTTAGCAATTTCCTTGATTTGCTTATTGATGTGAACTCCTGCTTTTTTTGCGATGAACAGTATAGGGTTGTTGTCTATTATTTGTCGGCATTTCTGTCCTATTCCTATGATTTGGCGCATTTTCGTTTTAATCGAAATAAACTCGAAGGTGTCAGCATTGAAGTCATCACGATTCCTTTCCATAACATCGGAAATTCTCAGTCCTGTGTAGCAGGAAAATAGAAAATATCCCAAACTTAACTTCAGATGTTCTGGAATAAAAGAAGAATAGTAGTATTCCTCCATTTTCTTTATTTCTTCTTCTTTGAGCCAAATGATTCTTCCTCCTGTAGAGCCGACCTTGACCCAATCTAGATTCACATAGATTTTTATTCCATTCGCTTTTGCCATGCGAAGGTATTTCTTGATGATGCTGATATTGGTATTTACTGTAGCAGAATTATTTCCTAATTTTTTTAAATAGGATCTGTATTTGTCGAACCAAAGCAGATTGATATCGGGAAAAGAGCAGGATATTTTAGAACTTTTAAGTTTATTAAAAATTCCTTTATGCTTTATTATGGTCGATTCTGATAAGTCTTGGTCTTGGATCACATGCTCAAAGAATTGCACCAAGTCATAACTTGGAGGTGCATTTTTCAGCTGATTCAGAAACATATCCATTGTAAGTGGAGTTTCAGAAAGTCTGTGTTTGACAATGATGTTAGTGATTCTGTTTTCTAATTGTTTCAGAATAAGATTGTAATCATCTGCTTCATCACACTTGATAACTTTTTTCTTTTCTTTATCCCAGTGTTTTTCTTCTATTTTTAATAAAGTAGAGATTCTTGCTCTTTTTC